GCGGTTTGACGACCAGGCGCTGATGGCGCAGGCGAGCGACTGGCGGCTCTTGGCACGGCCGGAGCAATTGCCGCCTGAGGGCTGTTGGCGCACCTGGCTGATGATGGGCGGGCGCGGCTCGGGAAAAACCCGCGCCGGGGCCGAGTGGGTGCACGCGCTCGCCTCGGGCGAGATCACTGGGCTGGGGCGTGACGGTCGGATCGCATTGGTGGCCGAAACATTCGGCGATGCCCGCGAGGTGATGATCGATGGCGTGTCGGGGATCATGGCTGTGGCGCGCGACCAACGTCCCGCCTTCGAGGCGACGCGGCGCAGGCTGGTGTGGCCCTCGGGCGCGGTGGCGCAGATGTTTTCGTCAGAAGATCCCGAAAGCCTGCGCGGGCCGCAATTCGATCTGGCCTGGTGCGATGAACTGGGCAAATGGCGTCATGCGCGGGAAACCTGGGACATGCTGCAATTCGCCTTGAGGCTCGGCGCAGCACCCAGGCAACTGGTGACGACGACGCCCAGGGCGACGCCCTTGATGATGGCGCTGGTCAAGGACAGGGCCACGCGGGTGACGCGGATCCGGACCGAGGACAATGCGGCGCATCTGGCGGCGGGATTTCTCGACGCGATAAGGGCGCGCTATGGCGGCACGCGGCTGGGGCGGCAGGAACTCGACGGCGAGCTGATCGCCGACCGCGAGGACGGGCTGTGGCGCCGCGAGCAGATCGAGGCGCTGACGGTGCGCGCCCATGGACTGCTTTCGCGCATCGTCGTGGCGGTGGACCCGCCGGCGGCAGGCGACGCCAGATATTCCTGCTGCGGCATTGTCGCAGCCGGCCTCGATCCGGACGGCCGCGCGGTGGTGCTGGCCGACGGCTCGGTCGAGGGCGCGAGCCCGACGCACTGGGCGCAGGCAGTCGTGCGGCTCTACCGGCGGTTTGATGCCGATTGCGTGGTGGCCGAGATCAACCAGGGCGGCGACATGGTGACGAGCGTGCTCAGAACGGTCGAGCCGTCGCTGCCGGTGCGGCAGGTGCGGGCGACGCGCGGCAAATGGCTGCGCGCCGAACCGGTGGCAGCCCTTTATGAGCAGGGCCGGGTGATCCATGCCGGCCATTTCGCGAGCCTCGAGGACCAGATGTGCGATTTCGGCCCGGACGGGCTCTCGTCCGGCCGCTCGCCCGACCGGCTGGACGCGTTGGTCTGGGCGCTGACCGAATTGTTGCTCAACCGGCGGGGCGAACCGCAGGTGCGGCATTTGTGAGCGGGGGGGGAATCGGGCAGGGTGATCGTCTGTGCAGTGAATTCGAGACAGGCTGGCGGGGACGATGGATCTGGAGACCGAGGCGCAGATCGAGGCGGTGTTGGAAGGTTACGCCAGCGCCGGCGAGGGCTGGATTGTCCGTTCGGACGGGCTGAACTGCGACGAGATTTACGAGCCGGTGGCAGATCTTCTGCCGGTCGGCGCCACATCGATTCTCGATCTCGGAGCCGCGACCGGTCGGGATGCGGCCTGGCTCGCCCGCATGGGGCACCGGGTCACGCGGTAGAGCCGGTTGCCGAACTCAGGGAGGCAGGCAAGCGTCTGCATCCGCTAGAAGCGATCGTCTGGATCGACGATCGGTTGCCGCGGCTCGAGCGCCTCGGGGCTGCGATGAGCTTTGACTGCGTGCTCGCCAACGGCGTGCTGCATCACCTTGATCCGACTTGTCAGGCGGTTGCCATGGCGCGGTTGGCCGGCCTGCTGGAACCTGGCGGAGTGCTGATCGCCTCGCTTCGGGATGGCGCCGGACCGCCGGATCGTCCTGCCTGGCCGGTCGATGTGGCGGCGCTGATCGCGGTGGCGGAGGCGAGTGGGCTCGATCTGCTGCGGCGGGTGGAGAAGGGCTCGATCCAGCCGCAGAACCGCGCCCTGGGTGTGACCTGGACCTGGCTGGCGCTGCGACGGCGCCCCAGCGAGGTGCGGCATTTGTGAGCGGCGGCGTTTAGGCGGTTGCGAATCCCGGACTAAGGGTGGATCAGGGCCGGGCAATTCAAGACGGAAAGGAACTGCCGATGATCCGCCATATCGTGTTTTTCAGCGTCAAGGATCAGGCCGATCGCGACCGGGTCGAACAGGGTCTCAAGCTGCTGGCTGCGACGCCGCACGCACGCAATTTCGAGATCGGTCGCAACCTCAATCATGACGCGATCTCCGAACCGGTGGATTTCGTGGTGTATGGTGAATTCGAAGATGAAGCGGCGCTCGCCGCCTACAAGGCCGATCCGCTCTACCAGCGTTCGATCGACATTGTGCGGCCACTGAGGGAGCTCAGGATCGCCGCGGATTTCGTGAGCGCGGTACCGGCGGATCGCGACTGAGGCAGCGCGCCAGACAACATCGATGTGACGTTCAACCCCGCCCGGGTCGCCCTGGCGGGGTTTTTGGTTTCCGGCTTTCGAAAGGGTGAGACCATGGCATTCGGATTGAGGCTTCCCTGGACCCGCGCGGCCGCGTCAAAGCCGCCCGCAGCCAAGAGCTGGCTGCCGGGCGCGATTGCGGCGCTGGCGGAAAGCGACGGCGCGCGCTGGAGCGGGCGCAGCTATGCGGGGGTCGCGCGCGAGGGATTCATGCGCAATCCGGTGGCGCATCGGGCGACAAGGATGATCGCCGAAGCCTGCGCCTCGGTGCCCTGGCTGGTGTTTGACGGGGGGCGCGAGCAGGAGCGCCATGCGGTCATGGATCTGCTCAATCGGCCCGACCCGAACGGGGCAGGTGACGGCTTCTTCGAGACGCTCTACGGCCACCTGGTGCTCTCGGGCAATGCCTGGGTCAACCCGGTCGGCGCAGGCGGCCGGATTGCCGGTCTTCAGCTCTTGAGGCCTGACCGGATGCGGGTGATCGAGGGGCCGGATGGCTGGCCCGTGGCCTATGAGCATCAGGCGGGCGGGCGGCGGCAGCGCTTTGCGGCCCAGCCCGAGGAGGGGCTGGGGCTGCTGCATCTCAAGCTGTTTCATCCGCTCGACGATCATCTGGGATTTGCGCCGCTGGAGGCCGCGCTGATGGCGCTCGACCTGCACAATTCGGCGATGAGCTGGAACAAGGCGCTTCTTGACAATTCTGCCCGGCCGTCGGGCGCGCTGGTCTACCAGCCCAAGGACGGCGGCAATTTGACGCCGGAGCAGTATCAGCGGCTGAAAGCCGAGCTTGAGGACGGCTACCAGGGCGCGCGCCGCGCCGGGCGGCCGATGCTCTTGGAAGGCGGGCTCGACTGGAAGGCGATGGGACTGACGCCGCGCGACATGGATTTCATCGAGGCGCGCAACGGCGCGGCGCGCGACATTGCCTTAGCGCTCGGCGTGCCGCCGATGTTGCTCGGCATCCCCGGCGACCTGACCTACGCCAACTACCAGGAGGCCAACCGCGCCTTCTGCCGCCTGACAGTGCTGCCGCTGGTTGCCCGCACCGCGCAGGCGCTGACGGCGTGGCTGCAGCCGGTCTATGGCGCCGGATTGAAAATCGATTACGACGCCGACCGGCTTCCGGGGCTATCTGCCGAGCGGGATGCGCTGTGGGCGCGCGTTGGTGCCGCGGATTTTCTCAGTGACGAGGAAAAGCGGGAAGCCGTGGGATATCAGCGTGTTGCGGGCTGAACCGGACTCAGATCCGCAGGCAGTTGAATCAGGTTCTGAACGCAGGCTCTCGGTTAATGAGGGAGGCGAGGCAATGTCGGACATCAATCCGGACCAGTCCATGCTGGCCATGCGGATCGTGGGCGCTATCGCCGGCGCGCTGGTTTCGTTGGCCTACATGATGCCCAAAAGCGCGCGGGAAGCGGCGGCGCGGGCGATTGCCGGCGTGCTCTCGGGCCTGGTTTTCGGTGGCCCGGCTGGCGTGGCGCTGGCGCAATGGATGGGGGTGAGCGAGTTGCTGTCGCCATCCGAGATCCTGCTCACCGGATCGGCGGCGGCCAGCATGACGGCCTGGTGGGTGCTCGGCGCGCTCGCAAGAATTGCCGCGCGGACCGGGCGGGGAAATGGCGGGGCTTAGGCCACGCGCCAACCGCGATCAGCATCAAAACCCAATCACGAAAGGACAACCCATGGCGGCGAAAGCACTGCCGGGACGGCAGCACAAGCGTGTCGATCTGGCTCTGGACGATGTGAGCGGTGACGGCAGTTTTTCTGGCTATGCCAGCCTGTTCGGCGCGGTCGATCTCGGCCGCGACGTGATCGAGCCCGGGGCCTTTGCCGCTTCCTTGAAGCGCCGGGGCGCGGGCGATGTGCGCATGCTCTACCAGCACGATCCGGACCAGCCGATCGGTCGCTGGCTGTCGATCCGCGAGGACGCGCGAGGACTGCATGTCGAGGGCAAGCTGTCGCTCGGCG